AGGAATCTGATAAAAGGTATTACATGGTTCCATGTCCAGAGTGTCATATAAAACAAAGATTGATGTGGAAAAATGTTGTTTGGGATGAGGGCAAGCCAGAAACTGCTCATTATTGTTGCCAGGAGTGTGGATCTGTTATTGATGAATCTAAAAAGCCCTGGATGTTAAAACATGGAGAGTGGCAAGCAACAGAAACTTCTGTTGATACAGCTGGATTTCATATATCAGAATTGTATTCTCCCTGGTCAACCTGGGGATCTATGGCCCAAAATTTCTTAGAGGCCAAAAAGATGCCAGAAATGTTAAAGACATTTATTAATACTAGCCTGGGTGAGAGTTGGGAAGAACAAGGCGATGGTGTAGAACATGAGGGTTTATTGGCCAGAAGATTAAATTATGATCCTTTAACGCTTCCAGAAGAAATATTAGTTGCAACTTGCGGCGTAGATACACAAAAAGACAGATTAGAGGCCCAGGTTATGGGTTGGGGCCATAACTATGAGGCCTGGGTTATTGAATACAAGGTATTTTGGGGAGATCCAAATGCAGTTAATGTCTGGAATGAATTAGATCTATATTTAAAAAGCAGATTCAAAACAGAATCTGGAAGATCCATTGCAATCTCAGCTACTTGCATTGATTCTGGTGGACATCATACTAACCAGGTTTATTCATTTACAAAACCACGCCAGGGCAGAAGAATATTTTCAATCAAAGGTGCTAATGTTCCAGGCAAGCCAATTGTTAGCAAGCCAAGTTATGTAGGAAAAACACAAACAGCTTTATACACAGTTGGAACAGATACGGCCAAAGAGAACATATTTGCCAGGCTTAATGCCGAAGAAGATCTTAGCACCTTACATTTCCCAGCAGATTTAGATGAGGAATACTTTAAGCAGCTTACAGCTGAGAAAAGAATTACAAAATGGATCCGTGGCCGCAAATCTTTGGCCTGGAAACAAATTAGGCCAAGAAATGAGGCCCTTGATGTAACTGTTTATAATTTTGCTGCAATTTATTTACTTAATCCAAATTTTGATCTAATTGAGGAGAGATTAGTAACTGGATCTAAAGAAGATCCAAACTTAGTGCAAAATCAGCAAAAAAATAGAAATGCCAGGCCAAAAAGCAATTTTATTAATAGTTGGAAGTAATATTTACGAATTACATTGTTTTTACAGCTGAGATCTCTTACATAACTCGTAATATTTATATATTTGACAAGATTTAAAACGACCTTAGTGTTTTTGTGTAAGTTTACATTTTAAATACAGAGGATTAATTGGCCAATTTATTCGATTCAACTAACTATCCAAACTATGTTCCTTCAGAATTAAAGAAGGGTGATAACTGGAATTGGAAAAATGATAGTCTTGGAACAGACTATGACAACTCATCTTTTACTCTCAAATATGAATTTAATCTAATTGATGGATCCACAAATACACATTTTCAAATTGTGGCCAGCAATGACGGATCTAATTACAAGGTTGAGGTTCCGCATTCAACAACTACTAATTATACAGCTGGAGAATACAACTGGATTGCAAATATCCATCGCAATTCTGGCGGCAGAGTTAAGGTTGGTGAAGGTTTTATTACAGTTCAAGACGATTACGCTACCACAAGTTCTTCAGTAAGATCTTTTGCCAAGCAAATGCTTGATGCGATTGAAGCTGTGGCCTTAAACAGAGCCACCATGGATCAATCATCAATGAGTATTGCTGGCAGATCTCTTTCCAGGATGTCTATAGACGAATTAATGAGTTTTAGAGATCGTTTTAAAACTGAATACTTACAAGAACTAAAACAAGCAAGGGCCAAGAATAACAAGGGCACTGGCAACAATATCAAAGTTAGATTTGGTAAACATTCAACATTCAATCCAACAGACTTAACATAATGGCCTGGTACAACAACATTTTTAATAGAACTCCTAAGCAACAAAAGAAAACTTTTAAAAGAAGTTACCAAGGAGCATCAACTGGTAGGTTGTTTGCTGACTTTTTAACATCTAGCAAATCAGCTAATGCTGAAATAAAAGATAATCTAAGAACTTTAAGAGATAGAGCCAGGGAATTAGCAAGAAATAACTCGTACATTAATCGTTATTTAAACCTAATGATCTCTAATGTAATAGGTAAGCATGGAGTGAGAATCTCATCTAAGGCTAGAAATGATAATGGATCTTTAGATCTGTTGGCCAATAGACAAATAGAAGATGCCTGGAAGCAATGGACTAAGTACGGAGTGCCAACTGCAAATGGCAAGATGTCATTCCTTGATTGTCAAAAACTCTTTGTAGAATCTTTGGCCAGAGATGGTGAAGTTTTAGTTAGACATATAAAAACTAATAAAAATTCTTTTGGTTATCACATACAATTTTTAGAAGCTGATTACTTGGATGAAGATCTAAACACCACAGCAAAAAATGGTAACAAGATCTGCATGGGTGTTGAGGTTGATTCTTATTATCGGCCAGTTGCTTATCATTTATTTAAAGAACATCCATATGACACCACTTACTCTGCTAAATACAACAAAAAGCACATAAGAGTTCCAGCAGAAGAAATTACACATTGCTATATGCCTAACAGGGCCGAGCAAACTAGAGGTGTAAGCCACATAGCAACAGCCATGGCCAATGTAAAACTAGTAGATGGTTATTTAGAGGCTGAGATTATTGCTGCTAGATTAGGGGCCAGTAAAATGGGTTTCTTTACTTCACCAGACGGCAATTCATTTGTGGGTGATGATACTGAAGATACATTTAACCCAGTTATGAATGTAGAGCCTGGAACCTTCCATCAATTAAGCAGCGGCCAGGAGTTCCAAACATTTGATCATAATCATCCAACAAGTGCATTTGAATCTTTTACTACTACAGTTTTAAGATCTATTGCTTCAGGACTAAATATCTCATATCACGCTTTAAGCAATGACTTAACTTCAGTTAACTATTCCTCTATCCGCCAGGGTGCTTTAGAAGATAGATCTAACTTTCAGATCTGGCAAGAATTTATTGTTCAGCATTTTATAGATGTTGTATTCAAACGCTGGTTAGAAATGGCCATAACAACTAAAGCTATTAACTTGCCAATCGGTAAATTTAGCAAGTTTGCCAATTCAATAAATTACATTCCAAGATCTTTTCCTTGGATAGATCCATTAAAAGAAATGCAAGCCAATGTGGTTGGCTTACAAAATGGAATTGTTACTTATTCAGATATTGTTTCTAGTTATGGAAAAGATGTAGAAGAAACATTTGAACAACATCAAAAAGAACAAGAATTAGCAGCACAGTACGGCATTGAAACTGCATTCCAGCCATTTGGCCAGAAAGCACCAGTAGAGGCAATTGTACAAGGTGGCAACCAGGAAGATGAAGATGGCCAGACCTAATGAGGGCATGAAAGCAGCTGCAAAAAGAGCCTTGGCCCAACGAGCAGAATATGGCCGTGGCGGAACCAGGACAGGTGCTATAAGAGCCAGGCAAATTGTGGCTGGAGAAAATCTATCTGATTCAACAATCAAAAGAATGTATAGCTTTTTTTCCAGGCATAGCAATAACAAAGCAAAGTTTTACGACAAAAAAGAAAACGATGGTGGGCCAACTGCCTGGAGAATTGCCTGGGATCTTTGGGGTGGCAACGCTGGCTTTACCTGGTCAAAAGGCAAAGTAGAGCAAATGAATAAAGAAAAAAGTTTTAACAAGTTTCAAGAGGCAATTACGCCAAATGAAAAACATCCTAGCGAGGTAAGCATGGAATTTAAAAGTGAAAATCCCATCCTCAGCGAAACAGAAGCAGAAGATTTAATTGATTCTGCTGAAGTCATTGAGGATGTTGAGGAAGATGAGCAAGAAAGACTATTTGAAGATGAGGTAACTTATCGAACAATAGATCTCTCCAGGGCATCTTACATTGATGAAGAAACCAGACGAGTCCGCATAGGAGTGTCATCCGAAAGCGGAGTTGAAAGGTCATTTGGTTTAGAGGTTCTAAGCCATAAAGCAGAGGATGTGGATATGTCATTCATGGCCTCTGGATCAGCACCATTATTGAACAACCATAATATGGATGAGCAAATTGGTGTTGTTGAAGAATATAAACTTGATGAGGCCGCAAAAAGAACAGTTGCGGTTGTAAGATTTGGTAAATCTGCACTTGCTCGTGAAGTCTTTGATGATGTAAAAGACGGCATAAAAAGAAACATATCCGTTGGCTACAGAGTAAATAAACTGGAACAGGCAAGCAATGAGGAGATTGGCGATCATTACAGGGCTAGTTGGACACCTATGGAAGCATCCGTGGTTTCAATCCCAGCAGATCAATCCAAGCAAGTTGGTGTGGGCCGTTCTAAATCTAACAAACTTCCAAACACAAAGGTGAAAATAATGGAAAACGAAAAACAAGAAATTAATCTTGATGAAGTTAGATCTCAAAGTGCAGACGAAGCAAGAAAAGAATTTGCTAAAAACTCAAAAGAGATTTTAGATCTTGCTGCAAAGCACAATAAAAGAGATTTAGGCAATCAAGCTATTCAAGATCAATTATCAGTTGATGAGTTCAGAGGACAATTACTAGAAACTATTTCTAATGATGTGCCTTTAGAAACTCCAAATGAAATTGGTTTAAGCAAAGCTGAAACACAAAGATTCAGCGTAATGCGTGCTATTAATGCAATGGCAAATCCAACAGATCGTAAGGCCCAAGAAGCTGCACGATTTGAAATGGAATGTTCAGAAGCTGCACAAGAAGCATATGGCAGAACAGCCCAGGGAGTTATGCTTCCAGCTGAAGTCATGGCTAATTGGAATCAGCGTGATATGTCTGCTGGTAGTGATGGCGATTTAATTGGTGAGGATTACAGGGGGCAAGATTTTATCGAGGCTCTCAGGAATAACTCAGCAGTTATGCCTTTAGCGACCAATCTTAATGGCCTATCTGGCGATGTTAAGATCCCTAAGAAAACTGCGGCTTCAACTGCGGCGTTCATTAGTGCAGAAGGCGGAGCAGCTAGTGAGTCAGAAATGACAATCGGCAGCATCTCAATGACACCTAAAACTTTAGGTGCTTTCACAGATGTTACAAGACAGCTTATGATCCAATCATCTTTGGATATTGAAAATCTAATTAGACAAGATCTTGCAGCTGGAATGGCGATTGCTATTGATGATGCTTGTTTAGAAGGCGATGGAAACAATGGTAAGCCAACAGGTATTACAAATACTACTGGCATTAACACTGTTTCATTAACTTCTGCTGCGGCTCCAACATGGCCAGAAATGGTTAGTTTGGAATCAGCAATTGGTGCAGATAATGCTCTATTAGGTAGACTTTCATACATTGTTAATCCTACTAATTATGGAACATTAAAATCTACATCTAAAGACACTGGAAGCGGTATCTTTATTGCAGACGGCAATGGCATGAATGGCTACCCAGTAGTTGTTTCTAACCAATTAACTGCTAATAACTATGTATTTGGAAACTTTAGCGACTTGCTAATCGGCTTCTTTGGCGGATTAGACCTGGTCGTGGATCCTTATACGAGTTCAAGTTCTGGAACTGTTCGAGTAGTTGCACTTCAATCTGTTGATGCGGCTGTAAGAAATCCAGTCTCATTTGTAGTTGGTTCTTAATAACTAGTGTTAACCACTAATAAGATGGCGGGCCTAGTGTCCGCCAGCTTTAAACAGGGAAAAAATATGAAAGTTTTAATTTTGGCAGACACAGTTGCTAACAGTAAAAGAGTTCACGCTGGCGATGTGATTGAGGTTTCTCAATCTGAGGCCCACATTTTAATTGGTTGTAATAAAGCAAGCGTTCATGTTGCTAAAGAGAAAAAAGAAAGCAATAGAAGCGTAGGCTTGGAAGTTTCTGAAACTCCAAAACCAAAGAAAAGGTCTAAGGCTAAATAATGGCCCTAGAGAGTGCTGCTGATTTCAGTTCCTATGTAGATTCAAGCGTAGGTTTTGGAATCACTGGTACTTTTTTTGAGGTGCAATCAGTTTTATGGGATTCTAGGCCAGGCTTAATTGATACCTGGTATGACATAGATTCTGGAGCATCACAAAACATAAGTTTAATTATGGATGAGGATTATTTTGCCATTGAAGGCAACAGCATTGCAGCTGAGGGTTATCAACCCAGGGCCACATTAAAGGCCAGCGATGCTCCTTACATATCTCATCAAGATAAGTTACTTGTTAATGCTGTTACGACAGATCAAGGCAATGTAATTAAACCAGAAACCACATATTTAGTGGTTGAAGTGCAACCAGATAATGTTGGAATGTTAACGCTGGTTTTAGAGGAAGCGGCATGAGTCAAATTAAATATGAAACAGAGTCTGACATGGCCGCATTTTTAGATCCTACTTATGGCCATGGTTTAGCAGCAACTTACACCAGGAATGGTGTTAACACTTCACTCAATCTTATTTTGAATGAAGAATATGTGGAATTAGACGAAGGATCTGGAGTAGAAGCAGTACAACCTATTGCTTATTGCAGATCTGTAGATATTCCAAGCGTTAAACATAACGATACTTTAGCGGTTAGTGCATATAAAGATGTAAACGGCAATATTTTGAAGGCCGCAACTAACTACAAGATTGTTAATGTGCAAAAAGATTTTAAGGGTTTTACGGCCCTAGTTTTAGAGGAACAATAATGGCGGATCATGTAAGACAACAAATCCGCAACCAGGTGGTTACACAATTAACTGGTTTAACAACCACTGGATCTAATGTATTTGATTCCAGGGTTTATCCTTTAGAAGATGGCAACTTGCCAGCGATTTTGGTTTATACAAAATCCGAAGATAGCGAGCCAATAGAGATTGGCCCAAACAGAACAAGTGAAAGAATGTTAAGCCTGGTTGTTGAGGCCTATGTTAAGAGTACAACTAATTTTGAAGATACTCTGGACACTGTTTGCAAAGAAGTAGAGCAAGCAATTGCAGCTGATCCCACATTATCTGGGAAGGCCAAAGATTGCTACATAGAATCTACTGAAATTGAATTTAATGCAGAGGGTGAGAAGCCGCTGGCTTTTGCTACTTTGACTTTTTTAACTAGCTACTATGTCCAGGAGCAAAATCCAGATGTGGCAGTTTAACCAGGAGTAAATTATGAAAATGATTTCACCAGATGGCAAAGATTTTATAGATGCACATCCTACAAGGGTTGAGTATCTTAAAAAAAAGGGTTGGAAGGAAGAAGCAGCCCAGCAAATTAAATCTTCTTCTAAAAAACAGGCGAAAGCCGAGGTAAACGAAAATGGCGATACATAAGGGCTCCGAAGGGCTTGTTAAGGTTGGTGCTAATACTGTTGCTGAAGTTAAATCTTATTCAATTGATGAGACTTCGGACACAATAGAATCCACATCAATGGGCGATAGTGCTAAAACTTTTGAATCTTCACTTACATCCTTTTCTGGATCTGTTGAGTGTTTTTGGGATGAGACAGATACAACTGGCCAGGTGGCCATGAGTATTGGTTCAACCATAACTCTTAACCTATACCCAGAAGGTGCTGATAGTGGCGATACTTACTACAGCGGATCTGCAATTGTTACTGGAAAGACTGTTTCTGGTACACACGATGGATTGGTTGAAGCAAGCATTAGCTTCCAGGGTAGTGGTGCATTAACTATTACAACAGTATAAAAATGTCAGTAATAGATAACGCAGTTAAACATTTTGATAATCAAGATGTGAGAGTAACGCTGGTTCCAGAATGGGGCCAAGAAGATGAACCTTTAAAAATATACAGCAAGCCATTAACGCTTAGTGAAACTTCTAAACTCTACAAAATGAGCAAGGAAGATGATCTAACGATGATGGCTTATGTATTAATTTATAAGGCATTGGATAGCGAAGGGGAAAAGTTATTTGATATTGGCGATAAAAATAAACTTTTAAATAAAGTTGATCGTGAGGTGTTAGTTAGAATAGCCCAGGAGATTATGGGGCAAGAGCCTATTGAGGAAACAAAAAAGGACTAACAGAGGATGCTAATTTATTTCTGCAATACAGCCTTGCAGAAAGACTAGGCAAAACCCTAGAAGAACTACAGCAAATTAGTGTCCAGGAATACCAGGGCTGGATTGCTTATTTAGAAATCTTGGAAGATAGAAGGAAGCATGGCAAATAAAAAAGTCAAAATTGAGTTAACAGCTGTTAATAAAACAAAGGCTGCATTTAGCAAAGTAACCTCTGGCTTAAAAACAGTTGGTGGTGCAGCTGGCTCAGCAGCCAAGGGTGTTGCTGGCGTAGGATTAGCTGCGGCTGCAACAGCTACAGCACTTGCTGTTTTAGTTGGTAAATCTTTTGAATACATTGACACTCTTGACAAAACATCAAGAAGAACTGGCATTGCTACAGATACATTGCAGGCATTTCAATTGGCGGCAATTGAATCTGGATCTTCCGTTGAACAAGCCCAAAAAGGTTTAGAAAAATTTAGCAGATCTATTGGTGATGCCGCCAGTGGTTTAAAAACCCAAGCAGATATTTTTAAAGACCTAGGCATAAATCTAAGAGATTCATTTGGCGAAATGCGAGATCCAACACAAATATTATTTGAGGTTGCAGAAGGGCTTAAAAATTTAGGTTCTGAGGCTGAGAGATCAAGAGTGCTTGCTAATTTATTTGGTAGGGCTGGGATGCAAATGAGTGAGGTTTTTAGGGATGGGGCTGAAGGATTAAACCAGTTTATAGAAAGATCAAGAGAACTTGGAATAATTTTGCCAGATAAAGTTATTAAAAATGTGGCTAAATTCAACGATCAATTTGAAACTTTAAAATTACAAGTAAAAGCGGTTGGAAACAATATAACTGGTGCATTAGTCCCAGCATTTTCATTAGTTGTTGGTGAGTTAAGTAATATGCTTACAAGCACAAATAAGACTGAGGGCGGCTTTGACGCTTTGGGTAAAAATATGGCGATAAGCATAATGCAAGGCGTTAAGTTTTCAATTTTGGCTGTACAAAAAATGTTTGCAGAGATGGAGCATCAATTTTTAACTTTTGCAGCGAGTAACATTGGTCAGTTTTTATTTGATTTTGATTTAGATCCAATACAACAAATGCAGGTTGAATTGATTAACGCTGAAAGGCAAGTTGCTAAAATACAAAAGAAATTAGACTTAAATTTACAACCACTTGGAATGTTTCCAACAAAAAAAACAACAGATGATGATTTGGTAAGGGCAGAAGAAGCTGCAACAAGAATTAGAACAATGCTTATGGGAATGGTACCAGCAGAAGAAGAAAATTCTGTATTAAACTTTTTAAATAAAATGATTAAAGAAGTCAAAGAAGGTGGCGATGAGTGGGAAATTTTTTCAACAAAAGGTCAAAATTCAATAACTAATTTATTAAGCCCATTAGATGCTTTTATTGAAAAACTAACTGGAACTGGCGGCTTGGAGAGTTCTATTGAAAATGCAGCAGTTGCATCTATGAAAAAATTAGAAGATACAATTATAGATGGTCTAAAAAATGGCAAACTTGCATTTGAAGATTTTGCATCTTTTGTTGTTGAACAATTATTAAGAATAGCAATACAACAAATGATTATTGCTCCTATTACTGGCGGTTTTAAAAATTTTCTTGATAGTTTTGATGGTGGGGGCTATACAGGAATGGGTGCTAGGGCTGGCGGAGTAGATGGCAAAGGCGGTTTCCCAGCAATACTACATCCAAATGAAACAGTTATAGATCATACAAAAGGCCAGGGCATGAGTTCTGGAGCAACAGTTAATTTTAATATTTCTACAGTAGATGCAGCTGGGTTCGATCAACTCCTGGCATCAAGAAAAGGTTTAATCACATCAATAATAAATAACGCCATGAACAATCAAGGCAAAATGGGGGTTGTATAAATGTCTGGACAATTTCCAACAAATCCAAATTTTCAAACAATAAATTTTAAAGGCGATACTCCAACGCTGGTAAATCAAACATTGTCTGGCCGCAAACAGGTTAGACAAATTGGAGCACAATATTTTTCATTCACAGTGCAAATGCCGCCTATGCAACAAGAAAAGGCCCAGGAAGTATTTGCATTTTTACAAAAACAAAAAGGCTCATTTGAAAACTTTACTATACAGGCACCATTAGATAATTTAGGTGCTGGTAAGTCAGAAACAGATATATTGGTTGCTGGTGCACATACAGCTGGCGATGCTTCTATAGCTATAGATGGCTTCTCAGCAAATCAAACTGGATCCTTGAAAGCTGGCGATATAATAAAATTTGCTAATCATAGCAAAATTTATATGGTTCAATCTGACATTGATTCTGATAGTGGTGGAGCATTAACTGTTTTAATATCTCCAAATTTAGTGGCCGCACTTGCAGACAATGAAGCCGTTACTGTTAACAAGCCTAGTTACACTGTTTATCTTGCCAACAATGAAATCATGTATGTTACTGATGCCAGTGGCTTTTACAGTATTTCTTTTGATGTGCGAGAGGTCATTACCTAATGCCAAGAAGTTTATCCACAGCTTTACAAAGCCAGGTTTCAGCAACTGCAACTAAAACAGCTTTCCTGGTTGAATTAAATTTATCAACAGTTATAAGATTAACTGATTGGTATTCTGATGTAACTTACGATTCAAATAATTATGAAGCTGGTGGTTCTTTTCTTACAGTTGATTCAACAACTGAAACTGGTCAACTGCAAGTTAATGAAATCAACATTGGTTTTTCCAACATTACAGATCAAGTTAGATCGTTGGTGCAAAGTGGAGCATTTACAGATAAAACAGTTGAAGTTTATTTGGCTTATTTTGATGTAAACGAAAGCATCGTTGGTGCAATTAATTTTTTTACTGGGCAAATAAGAAATGTATCTATAAATGAAAATATAGATAGCTCAAATTTATCTATGGTTGTTGCTAGTCATTGGGCAAATTGGAATTTAACCAAAGGCAGGCATTACTCAGACGAATCACAGCAATCTTTTAGCTCTGGTGATAAAGGTATGGAGTTTGCTGGTCAAGTAAAAGAAGATGTTAGGTGGGGTATGTAATGAATTTTTTTGCTGCTGTTGGTGAATTTTTTAGAGCTGCTTGGGCACTCTTTGCCGAAGCCAAATTAATAACACAAATACAGGTTACTCTAACAGCAGCAACTTTAGTTGTAGGTGTTAAAGGGTTTATGCAGGCTAGGGCAATGCTTGCCAAAGGTCAAGATATACTGGCGAACAAAACCTCTATGGGTGGAAAAATTCCTGTTGTATATGGTGTGAGAAGAGTAGGAGCCCAAATAATTTACATGGATGTCAATGATAATGATTCTAGAGATATGTATGTGGTTTATGCTGTGTCAGTTGGTGAGTGCGATGAGATTATAGGAAAAACAATTGAGCTTGATGGAAACCCATTAACTGATTCTGCAAGATTTAGAAATGGTGGTTACATTGGTTCAGATAAAATATCTTCTGGCTCAGGATCATTAAACACAGTTTCACAAAATGGAACAGATAGTTTAAATCTTGCTGGTGGCACTTTTGGAACTGATCCTACTGCTAAATACAGATATGTTATGAATCTACATCATGGAGCTGCATCACAAACAGCAGACACTATGCTTGTTGCATCTATGAGTAATTGGACTTTATCACATAGGCTAGATGGGATTTGTTATATAGCAGCTCATTATGGCTATGATAAAGAGGGAATGTGGCGAGGAGTGCCACAGCTTACAGTACAGGTTAGAGGAAAGAAGGTTTTTGATCCAAGAGACACAAACCAAACATTTGGCAATGTTTCTACTTACAAACATTCAGACAATCCAGCTTTGTGTTTTCTTGATT